GCAATCGTTCTATTGTTGCTAATGTAAAGCAAAAGATGGAATCAATTAAAGAATCTATCAAACGTATTCAAGGCACAAAAGGCTACACATCATTTGTGGAATCACTAGCATTAAATGAAGCTGGTAATGAGAAGATGGTTTGTAAAGATTGTGGAGACGAGCAACACAAGCCGACTACTGATTGCAAACATGATTGTGATGATGAAAGCGGCTCACACTGGGTTAAGAAATCTGAACTATCAGAGGAAGCACTAGGTGAATATGTATCTAAGTTTACAAAATCAACATTTGAAGAATCACTAAAAGATATTCTACCATTAGTACATCGTGTAAACGAAGAAGAATCAGAAAATAATCGTGCAGTACAAACACAGCGTGTAGCATCTATTATCGAATCTGAAACAAATACAATTTCTTTCAGACAGAAGAGTGTAGAAGCAGTAGAAGTTGGAGCAGTTAAGAAAACAGATGAAGAAGTTCTTCCAGAAAGTAAACTAGAAACAATGGCACAGCAATTCAATGATCTTGCTGAAACGGTTGATGTTGACACAACAGAAGATACTAGACGTAAAAATAAAGGTCATGATAGAGCGGCACAACTCTCATCATTCTTAAATAATTTTGCAACATCTATGCGTAATGATCCTCAATCACTTGATGAGCAGGATGTAAAGTTAGCAGGACAATTACTTAAATTGTCAAAACAGACAGTTGAACATGTAGAAGAAAATACAACATTGGATGAAAAATTTGATGCAATGCTTGGAGAAGCATTTGCTGGATTTGATATCCCAGTATAAATTACATATAAAATTAATTGTAAAAAAGCGTCCTTATGGGCGCTTTTTTTATGCAAAAAACACTTGACTTTGCTAAATAGATGTAGTATTATAAGTACATGCTCTAGAGAGGATGTGTTTATAACACAACTAGGCTAATATAAAACTAACATGGCTAACATAGGCTAACATAAAGGAAAATTAACATGGCTACACTAGCAGAAATCCGTGCAAAATTGCTGGCACAAGAAAACAAAGCAGAAAATAAATCAAATCAATCACGTGGTACAGATGCAATCTATCCGTTCTGGAATATGGACAACGATAGTACAGCGACTATTCGCTTCTTACCTGATGATTCTCCAGACAATGTATTCTTTTGGCGTGAACGTCAAGTAATCAAAATGCCTTTCGCAGGTGTTGTTGGTGGTGAACAGAAACCTATTCAAGTACAAGTTCCGTGCATTGAAATGTGGGGCGATACGTGTCCTGTACACGCAGAAATTCGTCCATGGTTCAAAGATCCGGCAATGGAAGATTTGGGTCGTAAGTATTGGAAGAAGCGTTCATACATCTTCCAAGGATTTGTCGTACAAAATCCACTAAATGAAGAATCACCAGAGAATCCTATCCGTCGTTTCGTGATCGGTCCACAAATCTTTAAGTTGTTGAAATCAGCACTTATGGATCCTGATATGGAAAATCTTCCTACAGACTATGATGCAGGAACAGACTTCCGTTTGACTAAGACTCAAAAAGGACAGTATGCAGATTACTCAACTTCAAATTGGGCTCGTAAAGAACGTTCATTGAATGAAGAAGAGCGTCAAGCTATTGAGACACATGGTCTAAATGACTTGAATGATTACTTGCCTAAGCGTCCTTCAGCAGAAGAACTGCAAGTAATTATGGAAATGTTTGAAGCATCAGTAGATGGTGAACTATATGATCCAATGCGTTGGGGTAACTTCTTTAAGCCATATGGGCTTGATGTGCCAGAGAATGCAGCTAAAAACAATTCTTCAACTGCACGAACTGCAACACAGACTGCACCTAAAGCTGTAACGGCTCCTGTAGCAGCTCCTGAAGCGGCTCCAGCGGCAGTAGAGGATGATATTCCATTTAAGTCAAATGAGGAAGTAGCGGCAGAGGCAGCTCCTGTAGCGGCAACTGCATCAGCAGATACTGGCGCAGGAAAAGACGCATCAGACATTCTTGCAATGATCCGTTCTCGTAAATCAGACTAATTAATAGTCAATTGGGAGAGCATTAATTGCTCTCCTACTTTCACAAATTTTTATTAGGAGTCTATTATGGCTAAAGCATTTGATGCTTCGAAATTCCGTAAGAGTATTACGAAAGCTGTCCCAGGCATGTCTGTGGGATTTCGTGATCCAGATACATGGATCTCAACAGGTAACTACTGTCTAAACAAGTTAATTTCAAACGACTTTTATAAAGGTATTCCACTTGGTAAAGTGACAGTACTAGCAGGCGAGTCCGGTGCAGGTAAATCATATATTGCATCTGGTAACATTATTAAGAATGCACAAGATCAAGGTATCTTTGTTGTATTGATCGATAGTGAGAACGCACTAGATGAAAGTTGGTTACATGCGCTGAACGTAAGCACAGACGATGATAAACTACTGAAATTGAATGTAGCTATGATTGATGATGTTGCTAAAATTATTTCAGACTTTATGACTGACTATCGCAAAGAGTACACAGATACACCCGACGAAGATCGTCCTAAGGTCCTGTTCGTACTTGATAGTTTGGGTATGATGTTGACACCAACAGATGTAAATCAGTTCGAAAAAGGTGAAATGAAAGGTGATATGGGTCGTAAGCCCAAAGCACTATCAGCACTTGTTCGTAACTGTGTAAACATGTTCGGCGACTTCAACGTAGGTATGATTGCAACAAATCACACATACGCATCACAAGATATGTTTGATCCAGATGATAAGATTTCAGGTGGTCAAGGCTTTATCTATGCATCATCTATCGTTATCGCTATGCGTAAACTGAAGTTGAAAACAGACGAAAATGGTGTAAAGACATCTAAGGTGCATGGTATCCGTGCCGCATGTAAAGTTGTTAAGACACGTTATTCAAAACCGTTTGAAAGCGTACAAGTAGAAATTCCGTATGAAACGGGTATGTCACCTTATTCAGGTCTACTTGAATTCTTTGAAGCAAAAGGTTTGCTTGTGAAGCAAGGTAATCGTCTAAAGTATACTACCAAATCTGGTGATGAAATTCTTGAGTTCCGTAAGAACTGGACAGATGAAAAACTAGACCAAGTTATTACTGATTGGAATACAGAAGACTTGGATGCGGAAGTGCATGGACTAGATTCACTAGAAACTGATGCTAATGGAGAAATCGTTCAAGACGAAAACTCAGAACTTAATGAGGTATAATTATGACTAAGTACTATTCGACAAAGACATATGGTCATAATATCGGGCTTTCGGCTGTTTTTAGACAGCCGTTAGCACACTCTCATTGCAAGTTCTTGCATGGGTATAGTTTACAATTTAAGTTTGTATTCGGTTGCGATGAATTAGATGAACGCAATTGGGTAGTTGATTTCGGTGGCTTAAAGCCATTGAAGAAGTGGTTAGAAGATAACTTTGATCACAAAGTAGTTGTTGACAGGGCTGATCCTTTGTTGTATAAACTAAGTGAACTAGAATCATCTGGTTTAGCAGAGCTTACATTATTTGATGGTGTAGGGGTTGAGAAGTTCGCAGAACATGCTCACAAATTTGCTGATGAACTAGTTCGAGAAATGACAAATAACAGGTGTCATTGTGTCAGTGCAGAATGTGCTGAACATGGTGCAAACTCAGCAATTTACGAGGCGTAAAAATAAAATGGCAGCAGTAGACTCAGACGTAGTATTCGATATATGGGAAGCATTTAAAGTATTAGTTCCAGCTAAGGAACGAATGAATGCGGCAGAACGATTGATTAAAATATGTGATGATGTAGGTTTTCAGAAAGAAGACATTGCAGAAATGACAGAGAACGATAAGATTCTTGAAACAGCGTTTGATATATATTTTCAAGACGATTATGACGAAGATGAAGACGATGACTCTTGGGACGATTATGACGAATGAGTTGGTATAGTAAAATCGTTGCGGACTGGAGTAAGATCCCTTCTTGTATAGATCACTTTGAAGGTGAATTACAAGAAGCCCGCAATGAAGTAAAAATATATGGCAATGTTGAAAAGAATGCAACGATGTTACCCGGATTTGTAGAACTACGATTTGGGCAATTGCAGGAAATCGAAGCAATTCTAGAACATCTAAATATACAGTTACGTAAGAAAAGAAGTGAATACTTGCGTAAATATTTAGAGAGTTACAACAAAGCATTAAGCAGTAGGGATGCAGAAAAGTATGCAGACGGCGAAGCAGAAGTAGTAGCTATCTCAGAACTTATTAATCAGGTAGCCTTACTACGAAACAAGTTTCAAGGTATAACCAAGGGATTTGAGATTAAGCACTTTCAATTAAGTAATATTATTAAGTTGAGAGTAGCAGGCATGGAAGATGCAACGATATAAACACTAGATATTAAGATATAAGCAGTGTTGTTAAATACATTGCGATTTCGGAGAAACAAATAAATGACAATTCAAGTAACAAAACGTGACGGCAAAAAAGAGGTCTTGGACCTCGAAAAAATGCATAAAGTCGTGTTCTTTGCTTGTGATAATATTGCTGGTGTATCAGCAAGTGAGGTTGAAATAAAATCTCATATACAATTTTATGACGGTATCACAAGTTCAGAAATTCAAGAAACGTTGATTAAATCAGCGGCAGACTTGATTAATGAAGACACACCAAACTATCAATGGGTAGCTGGGAATTTAGTAAACTATCATCTACGAAAGATGGTGTATAATAGTTTTACTCCATGTCATATTTTAGAATTAATTGAGAAAAATGTTGAACGTGGCTTTTACGATACTGCACTACTTGAAGACTACTCTAGTGAAGAGTGGGAAGTAATAAACAACTATATCAAACATGATAGAGATTTCAATATCTCTTATGTTGGTATGGAACAATTCCGTGGCAAATATCTAGTACAAAATCGTGTAACTAAAGATGTATTTGAAACACCGCAGATGGCTTATATGTTAATTGCCGCTACGTTGTTTTCAAGTTATCCTAAGGAAACACGTATGAAGTGGGTAAAAGATTACTATGATGCAATTAGTAACTTTGATATCTCACTCCCAACTCCAGTGATGGCAGGCGTTCGCACGCCGCAGAGACAGTTTTCCTCCTGTGTTCTAATTGAAGCTGGTGACTCGCTTGATTCAATCAATGCGACATCTAGTTCAATCGTTAAATATGTCTCACAGAAAGCAGGCATCGGCGTTAATGCTGGTGCTATACGTGCGATCAATTCTCCGATCCGAAACGGAGATGCGTCACACACTGGTGTTATCCCTTTCTACAAAATGTTTCAAGCGGCTGTTAAGTCATGTTCACAAGGTGGTGTTCGTGGTGGTGCAGCAACTCTGTACTATCCGCTATGGCATTTAGAAGTAGAAGACATGCTTGTTCTAAAGAACAACAAAGGCACTGAAGACAACCGTGTACGTCACTTAGACTACGGTGTGCAATTTAACAAGTTGATGTATGAACGTCTAATGACTGGTGGCAACATCACTCTGTTCTCTCCTAACGATGTTCCAGGACTATATGAAGCATTCTTTGCTGACCAAGACAAGTTCCGTGAACTATATGAGAAAGCAGAACGTAAGACATCTATTCGTAAGAAATCAATTCCAGCAATCGATCTATTCTCTGCATTCATGAACGAGCGCAAGAACACAGGTCGTATCTATTTGATGAACGTAGACCATGCTAATGATCACGGGTCATTCAAACCTGATCTAGCTCCTATTCGTCAGTCAAACCTATGCTGTGAAATTAATCTACCGACAAAGCCACTAGAACACATCTTTGACGAAGAGGGTGAAATCTCACTATGTACACTAAGTGCTATCAATTGGGGTAACATTAAAACTCCAGCAGACTTTGAAAAGCCTTGTGAGTTGTCAATTCGTGGGCTAGATGCACTATTAGATTATCAAAAGTATCCAGTACTTGCTGCACAGTTATCAACTGAAAAGCGCAGACCACTGGGTATCGGTATCATTAACTTTGCTTACTGGTTAGCTAAGAATGATACTAACTATTCAAATCCAGACTTAGAGTTAGTAGATGAATGGGCAGAAGCATGGAGCTACTACTTAATCAAAGCATCTAACACTCTTGCGAAAGAGCAAGGCAAATGTTCTGGTACAGATGAAACACGTTACGGTGATGGTGTAGTTCCAATGGACACACGTAAGTTAGATGTTGATGAACTTACTCCGTATGTTGAACGTCAAGATTGGGCGACACTACGTGTAGACTTACAAGAGCATGGTATTCGTAATTCAACTGTGATGGCTCTTATGCCAGCAGAAACATCAGCACAGATTTCTAACTCTACAAACGGCATTGAGCCTCCACGCTCACTAGTGTCAGTTAAGCAATCTAAGCATGGTGTTCTAAAGCAAGTTGTACCGGGTATTCACAAGCTAAAGAACAAATACGAATTACTATGGGATCAACAGTCACCAGAAGGATATCTAAAAATTATGGCAGTATTGCAGAAGTATATCGATCAAGGTATCTCAGTTAATACATCATATAATCCTGTATTCTTTGATGAAGAAAAGATTCCTATGTCAGTGATGCTACAACATCTTATCATGTTCTACAAATATGGCGGCAAACAGTTATACTATTTCAATACATTCGATGGTCAAGGAGAAATTGACGTATCGAAAATGATGGACGAACCACTAGAACAATCTATCATTGATGATGAAGATTGTGATGCTTGTGTGATTTGATATGGAATTCAAATTTTCAAACTACATGACTGGTGAACGATTATGTATTAAACCACTAATGCCTGGACCGGGGGGGAAAAATTACGGTCTTGGTTATTTTGCTCATTGTACTAGTCCGTCATCCATATCTAACGTGAAATTAAAGAAAAGGTATTATGAACATACTGACACACAGTTTCATTTCTATGATATAAAACTATGTCACACTATGACATATGATCATTATAAAGAATTCTTAGATAATTTTATTAAACGTGGAAAAAATCATAACTGTGTAGTACATATATCTAATAGTATGATTCCTAGAATGGGAGGAGTAAATAATCTTGTTTCTCTATATGAAATAGACTATTTTCACGCAGTTCTGAACAAAGTCATGTCTATGGAAAAGGATTTAATAATTGAAATATCTAATAAAATAATAACCGAATCTAATGATATTGAAAAGGAAAAAATACTAGGGCTGTCAAAGAAATTATATAATAATAACAAAGTAAAACACTACATCATACTAGAAGAAATATATAGTCGTAAAATTCATACTAAGACGAATCGACCAAATGATCCATGGGACATACAATTTCTTGATGATTACGTGGTGCAACATCAAGAGCTTAGAAGATACGATGGGGAACCTAAAATGTATTTTATAAACAAAGTTATACAAGAAGATTTTAATGGTATCGATATGATAAATATGAAACAACAGAGAGACAACTAAGAGAGAAAACTATGAGCGTATTCAATTCAAAAAATAAAGCAGATCATACAAAAGCACTAGCATTCCTAGACCCAAATGGCGGAGTAGCTATTCAGCGTTTTGACATGCTAAAATATAAACAGTTTGATAAACTAACTGACAAGCAACTAGGTTTCTTCTGGCGTCCAGAAGAAGTTGATGTAACTAAAGATAGTAATGATTTTAAAAATCTTACAGACCATGAGCGTCATATCTTTACATCAAATCTAAAGCGTCAGATCCTACTAGACAGTGTACAAGGTCGTGCGCCAGTAGAAGCGTTCGGTCCACTAGTATCTATTCCAGAACTAGAAGCATGGATCCAAACTTGGACATTCAGTGAAACAATTCACTCACGTTCATATACTCACATCATTCGTAACGTATACTCAGACCCTTCTAAAGTGTTTGATGGCATGATGGATATCGAAGAGATTATGGATTGTGCAGATGATATCTCAGAATGCTATGACCAACTAATCGATATGACATCATACTTCAATCTATTGGGCGAAGGTACGCATACTGTCAATGGAAATGAAGTAGTTGTAGACAAATACGAAATTAAAAAGTTGCTTTATAAAACTCTTATGAGCGTAAATATTCTTGAAGGAGTTCGTTTCTATGTCTCATTTGCTTGTTCATGGGCATTTGCAGAACTGAAGAAGATGGAAGGTAATGCTAAAATCATCAAGCTAATTGCACGTGATGAAAACTTGCACTTGGCATCTACACAAACACTTCTAAAACTTCTACCAAAAGATGATCCTGACTTCATTCAGATTGCTAAAGAAACAGAAGCAGAATGTATTCAAATGTTTGTAGATGCAGTAGAACAAGAAAAACAATGGGCAGACTATCTGTTTAAAGATGGTTCAATGATTGGTCTAAACACGCAATTACTTTCAGATTACATTGAATGGATTTGTT